ATGTTGGCGATTTTTGCGTTGCTGCCGCCGTCAGACCTTGGCTCGGCAAAACCTACTTTGATATTGCTATTGCCGTCCCGGTCTTGCTTTACGGAAGACAAGCCGAGTGAGGAAACAAGCTCACCCGTGGAACGGCTATCTTCCGCCTTGCCGACAACGGATTTTAGATTGTCTTTGATTTTATCAAGCATAATCTCACCGCCCGCCTCTAGCACTTTTTCTGCAACAGCATCTGTTTGTTTGCCAAGACGAGAGAGCTTAAGCATAAATTCTTCGGGTAGTACCACTTGACATTTAGCCATTTTCGCCCTCCACCTTCTTTGCCAGAACCTCAATATACATACCTTTGCCTTTCACGTTCTCAACGGAGGTAATTTCATACTTGCCACCCTCGTTTACCAAAAAATCACCGATTTCAACGGTAAGGTCGGGAATATAACGAAAACGGAAAAGGTCGGTTGCAACAGAGAAAGTCGCTAGGTTTGCCCACTTGGTAGAGCCGTGCCTACCTTCCTGGTACACACGCAAGGATGCTAGAATAACATCACGCTCACTTACGAACCCCTCTTCGTCCTTGACTTTTTTCACACGAATTAGGTCTGCAAAGCCGTTCATATTTCCAAAGCTCATAGTTACACCCTCCAATCTCTATCCAGGCGGAGTAGCATATTCACGGTATTCCACACCTGCTGACTTGCTTGAACATTATCCGCAAAGAAACCGCCCGTCGAGCCATCTCTACTTTCATAGAAATGACTCGCAAGCATAATAACTGCCTGTTCGGTGGTCGGTCTCATAGGGTTATCGTAGTAAAAGCCTTCGTCTAGGTGTTGATAACTCTCCGCATAGGAAATGGCGGCAATGATAAAACTCTTCAACAGCTCATCATCTGCGTTATGCGTAAGAATTAGGTTTCTTTTGACCTTCTGTAGTATTTCAAACATTACCGCCACCTGCCTTATTAAGTACTAGACTTCTGCTTAAGAACCTTGATTGCCTCGGGAAGAACGAGCTTGCCGTCCACTCTCTGCGATGCAACAAAGCCAATCTGACCCGTCTTTGCGTAAAGCTCGTTAAGACGCTTGAAGGAACGACCCTGTCTATCTGCAATCCAGTAATACTTGAAATCACCGAATGCTACGGTCTTTGCCCCGGCAGCGATTTCAGGCATATACACGGAGGTGTACACGGGTCTACCCAGAATGGTGTTAGGCTTATCCGCAGTAAGACCAGGCTGCCACAAATAGTTGCCGTTGCTATCCTTGAGCTTACGGATAGCCTTGACGGTGGAATCGTTAAGAACCCACACAGCCTTCTTACGGTAAGGTGCCTTAAGGGAATGGTAAAGGTCAAGCAGTTCGTCCGCAGTAATAGCCGTAGCACTAGCGGCAGTAAGACCTACCTCTGCGCCACCGTTTTCTGCGAGAATACCGAGAGGCTTGCCGTTGCCGTCACCGTTGAAGAAAGACTCCTCTTCACGTGCACCGATTCTGCGTGCGAATTCCTTGGAAATATAGGTATCAAGGTCGAATACGCTATCACGGAGAAGTTCCTCGGAAACCTTAATGGTAGTACCGAGCTTGTGTGCGCCAATGGTAATCTGAGAGAAATTGTCATCGCTATCTTCATAGGGACCTTCCTCGTCAATCCAGTTGGCCGTACCCTTAGATGCGACAACAGGAATTTTTCTTTCACCACTTGCCGTATTGATGGTGTGTGCGAGAGTACGGAAGATGTTTTCCTCTTCAAGAGCCTCAACAAGGGTCTTTTCGTACTCGTCGGGAACAAGGTAGCCACCCTCGGCATCATCACCTACCTGGAGTGCGTTTAATACTTGAGGCATAGGAGCCTTGGAGCGCATAGCATTCCAGAAGTTCTTTTTGTACTCATCGGTGGCACGGACCCCCTTAACCTTAGTATCCTCGTCCTTCATAGGCATAGGCTTGCCAGTAAGAGGTGCGGAGGTAGGCTTTTTCATCTCGTTTTCCATCTCCTCACGTCTCTGCATACGCTGAATTTCGGTGGTAAGGTTCTTAAACTTTGCCTCCATTTCTGCGTAAGCGGCATCATCTTCCTTGGAAAGAGTGCCGTGTTCGTTCTTATGGGTATCGAGGAAACCATCCATCGTATCCAAAAGGGTCTTGCGTTTTGCAATCATTTCATTAATAGTCATAATTTTATCCTCCTTAAATGACTTCTTTGATTTTTTTGATTTCGCTTTTCAGCTCTGCAACGGAACGCCCCTCTTCTTTTTTAGGCATTCTCTTTGCAATTTTGTTGTAGAGTGCGTTGTTGCACTCATGGCGGGAATACGCAAATGCCACCACAGGGGTTTGAGCCTTTGTATCCTCTAAAAGACCGTCACAGAACCCAAGCTCAATGGCCTTGTTTGCGTTCATCCAAGTTTCCGCGTCCATAAGGTGTGAAAGCTTGGTGCGGGACTGACCCGTCTTGATTTCATAGGCATTGATAATGGATTCCTTGACCTCACCGAGCATTTCGATAGCCTTTTGCATATCTTCGTGGTCACCGAAAGCCATCGTCATAGGGTTGTGAATCATCATCATTGCCGTGGGTGCCATAAGCACCTTTGTGCCTGCCATTGCGATTACAGATGCAGCACTTGCAGCCAAGCCGTCAATTTTAACGGTTACGCTACCTTTGTAATCCATTAGCATTGAATAAATTTGACTTGCCGCCACGCAATCTCCACCCGGCGAATTAATCCAAACCGTAATGGGACCGTTGCCGCTTGTCAGCTCGTCCTTGAACATTCGTGGAGTAACGTCATCGTCAAACCAACTTTCCTCGGCAATTGTGCCGTAAAGCTCAAGTACCCGCTCTTGGGGTTCGTTTGCCAGGTCGGTCTCGGTTGTCGGTGCTTGGTTCTTCCACTTCCAAAACTTCTTCATTTTTATCCGTATCCTCCTCTTTGTTTGTATCTTTATTTGCAAATGCACCCGCATTTTTAAGGGGTAGCATGCTGCCGTTTATAAGGTAAAGGTTACCGCCTTGCTCATCGGGGATCAGGTCGAGGTTCTCAAGTTCACGGATATCGTTTGCGGACATCCATCCGTTTTGCCTTGCCGTGGCATAACCGTTCATACGGCTAACATAGTCACCACGGAGCAAGCCTTCCAGGTTGAACTTTATAAACATCGAGGTCTTTTCCTCTTCGGTGAATAAAGCACGGCTTAAAGCCTGCTCCCACCTAATAACCCACGGGTCAAGCGTATACTTTACAAATTCCAACGATTGCTGCTCTATATTAGAAAAGCTCGACTTTTCAAGGTCACCCACCATATGGGGAGGCACTCTGAAAATACGAGCAATTTCATTGATTTGGAATTTTCTTGTTTCTAGGAACTGCGCCTGCTCCGGGGAAATGGAAATCGGTGTGTATTTCATACCTTCTTCCAGAACTGCCACCCTATGTGCATTAGCTGTTCCACCGTACGTGCTTTGCCAACTATCTCTAACCCTCTGTGGGTCTTTGATTACACCCGGATGCTCAAGCACACCACTAGGCGCAGCTCCGTTAGCAAAGAACTTTGCGCCATATTCCTCGCAGGCTATTGCCATACCAATCGCATTTTTAGCCATTGCTATAGGCGAGTACCCGACAAGACCGTCAAAGCCAAGTCCTGGAATATGCAAAACATCATAGCTGCTTAGTCGCACCGTAGTGTTTTTCATCGTATCCGCCTCGTCCGTAGAATGCGTATATTCGTAATAAAGCACACCTTTTTCGTCACGGTCTACCTTCATTTTGTTTGGCATTAAGGGGTAAAGAGCAACAATCTCACCCTTGCCGTTCCTTATGATTTGCGAGTATGCGTTGCCCCAAAGGAGCAGGTGTGTCATAAGGGTTTCTCTAAAAATAAAGGATGTCATTTCGGGGTTAGGCTCATCGTGAAGAATCCTATAAAGCGGATGGTCTATGGCTTTTTCCTTGCCACCTTTATCGTTGTACTTATAAAGATGCAACGGTAGTCCCGCCACAGCCTCCGACAGTATCCTCACGCACGAATACACGGCGGTCATTTGCATAGCACTTTGCTCGGTTACACGCTTTCCGCTTGTAGAACCGCCCATATAAAAGGTATAAGTGCTACCCGCCGTACTGTTTTTAGGCTTATCCCTGGAACGGAATAGTCCACTAAAAAGTCCCATTTACATCGTCCTCCTTTATAAAAATAAAATGCCACGCTCGTCATAAACGCTGGCAGAGTTATCGTTGCCACATCGTATAGCGCGGTCAAGCGCCATAACCGTAGCAACTGCGCCGTCTATTTTTTCCGTAGACTTTTCTTTGTCCATCTTAACGTTGCCCGCAGGGTCGGTTCTAGCACACACATTGTCCATCATCCAATGAAGAACGGGGTGTCCGCTATGACCGATTTTACCTTCAAGCACTAGTTTCATAAGTTCCTTTGTAGGCGGACTCATATCCTTGAACCCCTGCCCAAAGGGAACTACCGTGAACCCCATCCCCTCAAGGTTCTGCACCATTTGCACAGCGCCCCAACGGTCAAAGGCAATCTCACGGATATTGTATTTCTCACCGAGTTTTTCGATAAATTTCTCTATATACGCATAGTGAACAACGTTGCCCTCGGTGGTTTCAAGATAACCTTGCTTTTGCCATAGGTCATACGGCACGTGGTCACGGTTAACACGAAGTGTTATATTGTCTTCGGGAATCCAAAAATACGGCAAAATCGTATATTTGTCATCGTCCGGGGTTGGCGGAAAGACTAAAACAAAAGCCGTGATGTCCGTGGTGGAAGACAAGTCAAGTCCACCATAACAAACACGACCTTCAAGAGCCTCTTCGTCAACGGCTATTTTACATTTATCCCACTTATCCATAGGCATCCATCGTACCACCTGCTTTACCCATTGGTTAAGCCTTAGCTGACGGAAGGAATTTTCCTCGGCGGGGTTTTGCTTTGCCGACTCGCAAGCCGCTTTTACTTTATCTACCCCTACCGTTATTCCAAGGGAAGGGTTAGCCTTCTTCCACACCTTGGGGTCTGTCCAATCGTCACCTTCATCTGCACCGTAAATTACGGGATAGAAGGTTGGGTCGATTTTCCTACCTTCAAGGATGTCCTTGGCTTTTTGGTGAGTTTCATAGCAGATGGAATGTGTATCCGTTCCCGCCGTGGTGATCAGGAAATACAATGGTTGCATACGAGCATCACCTGAACCCTTTGTCATAACATCAAAGAGCTTTCGGTTTGGCTGGGTATGTAGCTCATCAAAAACAACACCGTGGATATTAAAGCCGTGCTTGGAATAAGCCTCGGCGGAAAGCACCTGGTAAAAGCTA